CTTATCGTTATTGTATACAAATTAAAGATAGAGAAGAGTTGTGGAACAAGATAACTGAATCAGAATGGGCTTATTGGTATTGTATAGAAGTTAAAGATAGGCCAGAAGTAAGGAAATATATAAAAGATGAAACTAACAGATGAAGATGAAATAAGTGAATGGGCTTATTGGGAATGTAAAAATGGAAATGATACAAAACAAATAAGAAATTTAATAACAAAAGGTTGGTGGTCTTATCTTTATTGTAGAGATGTTAAAGATAGAAAAGAAATGTGGAAAAAGATAACTGAGTCAGTATATGCTTATACTTATTGTTATTACGTTACGGATAGGGAAGAAGTTTGGAGAAAGATAACTGAGTCAAAATGGGCTTATTATTATTGTAGAGATGTTAAAGATAGACCAGAAGTAAGAAAATTTATAAAATCTTCTAATTAGTAAACAAACTAAGAACAAAATATAAAGTATACTATTATAAAAAATAGGAGAATTTAAATATAATGAAGAAAAACACTATAATAAAAGTAAATGAAAAATACGGTGACAATTGTCTTACCGATCGTGTTGGTGCTCCTAAAATAGGAAATAAACCTAGAAAGCCAGAAGGATTTGTTGAAATATATGAAAGTGTGAATGGTGGTGAGAAAAAACTTTTAGGAAAACATAACTTAGTAGTTTATCAAGGAAGAGAATGGATAGCTCAAAGAGTTGTTGATACTAGAAATGCAGCAGTAACACCAACTCAAAATGAATTTATTTGTTGGTTTGGAGTAGGAAGTGGTGGTACATTAGTTGCTAGTCCTTTAAATCCATTAACTACTGCTAGTACAGATGCAGAGTTGACAAATCCTGTTCCAATACATGTTAATGATGATGATGTTTCTATTGTATATACTAATAGACAAGATGGAATACCTGGAGATTACTATAAAAAAGAATTTGATAATATAACATTTAATCAAGATAGTGATAATGATAATAAATGGTTAATAACTAAAATTACAATGATTATTGATAATGATGATTGTAATGATACTGATGTAGTTGGATTGTATACGAATAATCATTTAAATGAGGCTGGATTATATACATGTAATACTAGTCAAGGAGGTTCTGCTCAAGTAGGACCTTGGAATATATATGCCAGAGTAACATTTCCAACAATAGTGAAAGATACTAATAGACAATTAACAATAATTTGGTATCTATATTTCTAAAGTTAATATGAGAAATGAATGAGTAAATTACATAGATGTAAAATATGTAAAATAGAATATAATAAAAAAAGGTGATTTATTTGAATAGAAAAAATAGTTTATTTAAATTAAAAAAATTGGAGGATAAAATATGGCAACAAATATTTCACCAGGGGTTTATAGTAAAATAACAGATTTAAGTGCCTATGTGTCACAGATACCCGGAACTGTAGGCATGTTATGTGGTCTCACTAAAAAAGGTGAAGACAATGTTTTAAAATTTTTGGGTACTAGAGCTGATTTTATATCAGAATACGGTGAACCAAATATTCAAGAGTTTGGTAAGAATTATGGACAAGGTCCTTATATTGCTTACAATTATCTTGGAGAAAGTGGCGCTTTATATTTTTGTAGATGTATGCCTGCTGATGCTGCATTCTCAAATATTATGGTTAGTGCTAGTATGACTGATACTGATCAAACTGCAACTATTTCAGTTTCATATGTAGAATCTGCTAATGCTAATTCTATAACTGAATTAGTTGCTCAATTAGCGAGTGGTGTATCTACATTTCCAATATGTATTCTAAGACCTATTGGTCGAGGTGAATATTATAATGGATTAAGTGTAAGATTTACAGAACATTCTAATCCAATGTTAAATGGTGTTTTTGTTTTAGATATTTATGAAAAACAATCAGATGGTTCTGATGTTATTATAGAATCATTTGAGGTTTCATTAAATCCTAGTGCTACTGATTTAACTGGAGATTCTATTTTCTTACCTTATGTTTTAGAACAATATTCTGCTATTTTGAGATGTGAAATGGAATTAGCAAGTGGTGCATATACCAGTGGATATGAACTAGTTGCAAAAATATATGATAAAGATGTTGGTACTGTTAGTGTAACTGATGCTGATTCAACTGCAGAAGGTAATGCTACATTAATAGATACTAAACAAAATTTTTCTGATTGGGAATCTACATCATATCCTTTAACATATATTGCAATAGTTAAAGATGGTAAAGGTAATACTATTTATGGTTATTTAGGTCTTGCTTCTGGAACTGATGATGATACTATTGCAGTTTATGATTCTAGGTTAGCTGGAGGTACTCAAAATTGGATTAATTATACAACTGATGCTCTATCAAAATTTGATCCTGATTCTGTAATTACTTATGAAATAAAGAAATCTGCTGAATCTGTAATTGGTGCTTTTACATCTGCTGATCCAGTTCCATTGAAGAAAGGTTCTGATGGTTCTTTGTTAACTGCTACTGGTGATCTTGATACTGATGAAGCTGTTAATGTATTAGCTAAAGGATATCAAGGACAAATAGTAAGTAAAGATGATGGTACTACATTAATTGATGATGTATTAGATCTTGAAAATATTTATTTTAGTGCGGTATTTGATGCTGGTTATTTAACTAATGTTAAAACTCAAATTGTATCTCTTTGTGAGTTAAGAAAAGATTGTATTTGTGTTATTGATAATGGTCATAATACTAGTGTTACTGCATCATTAGCTGCTAGGGAAGATGATCAAGTTTACAATACTTACTATGCTGCTTTGTATGAATCTTATAATAAAGTATATGATACATTTACTGGTCAAGATGTTTGGTTCTCTCCTGTATATCATATGGCTTATTTGTTACCTCGTAATGATAATGTTTCTGAGTTATGGTATGCAATTGCTGGATTCAATAGAGCTCCTATATCTAGTATAAAAGAGTTAGCATTTAATCCTAGACTTGCATCAAGAGATTTAATGTACTTGAAACAAATTAATCCTATTGTTAAATTCAATCCTGGTTATACTGTATGGGGTCAACTTACAACTCAAGCTAAAGCTAGTGCTATGCAAGATCTCAATATTGTAAGATTAGTATTGTATTGCAAGAGAGCATTGGAACAATTCTGTAAGTATTTTATATTCGAACAAAATGATGCTATTACCTGGGGACAAGTTTCTGGATCTATAGTAGAATTTTTAGAGGATGTTAAAAAGAGACGTGGTTTATATAGTTATAGTGTAGAGGTAAGTGCTACTGCATATGAAATAAAAAGAAAGACTTTTCATGTTAACGTATTATTAGAACCAGTTAGAACTGTCGAGAAGATAGATTTAAGCTTCTTCATTAAATAAATGAAAAATTTATCATAACAAATTAACATAAGAAACAACTCCTCTCTATTAGAACAAAAAATAAAAAACTAATAGAGAGGAATCTTATTATGATTAAATGTGAATTATGTAACAAAAATTTCAAAACTTTATTTTCATTATCAATTCATTTAACTCACCAAAAATCAACTTGCAAAACAAATGTTAAAGAATACTACAACAAATATCTTCGTAAAGAGAATGAAGGTATTTGCAAATTTTGTAATAAAGAAACTTCTTTTGCAAGTCTAGTCAAAGGTTATCCAAAAGATATATGTGTTCATTGTAGGAATCTTAAACCTGAATCAAAAAAAATAAGAAAAGAAAACAAACTAAAAAAAACAAATGAAAAGAAAATTAAGAATGGTTATTATAATCTTCCTGAATTTTGTGAAATATGTAAAAAAGAAAATAAAAATATAAGATTTAAAGGTAGATCAGGATTGTCTAAACATATATCTTTAATGCATAATATTAACATTAAAGATTATTATGATTTATACTTTAAAAAAGAAGGTGAAGGAATATGTCCAATTACAGGTGATAATACTAATTTTATCAATTTAGTTTGTGGTTATTTTAAATATAAAGATAAAGGAACTAATTCAGCAGATGAAAAAATTAAAGATAAGAAAAAACAAACATTGATTAAAAACTTTAATGTTACAAATCCAATATATGTTAATCAAGAAAAAAGAATTAATTCATTTAAAAATACTTTTGAAGAAAAAAGAAATCTCAATGAAATAAAATTACAATCTATTTCTATACTTAGAAAATTATCAATTAATAAAAATGATAAAAATCAATGTCAAATATGTGGATGGAAAAAAGAAAAATTAAAAATTTATAATCATATTAAAATACATAATATTACAGTTAAAGAATATTATGATACTTATTTTAAAAAAGAAGGTGAAGGAATATGTCCAGTAAGTAAAAATAATACAAACTTCATTTGTTTAGAAAAAGGATATTATAAATATGCTAATACGTTTCAACAAAAAAGTATTGAAGTTATAGAAACTATAAGAAAAAAATTACAAAAATTTTACAAACCAAGAATTATAGAAAATATTAAAAAATTTAATGTAGAAATAATTAATGAAGAAGAGTATCATAATCCAAATTCTGTTATTAAACTTAAATGTCTAAAATGTGGAAATATTTACGAAAATAAGTGTTATAATATTCAACTTGGTTATGGTAAATGTCAAAGATGTTATCCTAGAAATTTACCAATATCTAAAGGTGAATCTGAATTATATAATGCTATTAAATCAATATTACCAAATGAAGAAATATTATCAAGTTATACAGATTTAATTAAATCAGAAAAAAATAGAAAACTAGAATTAGATATATACATTCCATCTAAAAAAATAGCTATTGAATATAATGGATTATATTGGCATAGTGAATTATCATTAGATAATCCTGTAACATATCATATATATAAAACTTTAGAATGCAGTAAAAAAGATGTTAGATTGATCCATATTTTTGAAGATGAGTGGAAATATAAAAATGAAATAGTTTTAAATTCTATTAAATCTATTTTAAATTGTGATAAACGAAAAGTTATTTATGCTAGAAAATGTTATATTAAAGAAATAGATACTATTAATAAAGGAATCTATTTAGACAAATTTCATATTCAAGGAAAAGATTCATCAATTATTAAATTAGGTGCCTTTAATAATAATAATGAAATAGTTGCAATAATGACTTTTAGTAATGGTAGTATATCAAGAGGCGGAAATCCTCATAATAAAAATATATATGAATTATCAAGATTTTGCACATGTGAATATAGAGTCCCAGGTATAGCTTCAAAAATGTTAGCTTATTTTAAAAGAAACTATGAATGGTCTGAAATATATAGTTATGCTGATTTAAGATGGTCTCAAGGAAATCTATATAATAAACTTGGCTTTGAATTAATTGATCAAACTTCTCCAGATTATTGGTATGTATGTCAAGATAAAAGAGTTCATAGATTTAATTTAAGAAAAAGACCGGATGAACCAAAAGATACTCCTGAGTGGGTTTTAAGAAGTTTAGAAGGTTACTATAAAATATATGACTGTGGAAAACTTAAATTCGCATTAATAAATAATTAAATTTCAAACAAAAAAATAAGAGGTACTATATTTCAAATACCTCTTATTTATCATCACTTATGATTTACTTTTTTTCAAACCACTTTTTAAATTCTTTATTAATTAATAAAATACGCTTTCTATTTCCATATAGTTTAATTTGGTAATAATGTTTATTTCTAATTAAAATACCTTTATTAATTCTTCTCCTAATAGTAGATTCTGATAATTTAGATATTATACTACCTTCTTTAATTGTTAAATATTCTTTCTTCAATAAAGATTTAATATTTATTTTATTTTTGTTCTTAGAACATGGAATTGTTTCTTTAGGGTATTCAATATTTAAAAACCATGTTGGTATATACTTTCTAACTTCTTTCCTATCTTTAATATATTCGCAATACATCTCAGCAATGTTTTTGTTAGTTATCTTACTCCAAACTTCTTCTATATCTTTAACATCTCTACAATAACAATAAGCCCATCTTGACTCAGTTATCTTTCTCCACATTTCTTCTCTATCTCTAACATCTCTACAATACCAATGAGCCCATTTTGATTCAGTTATATTTTTTCTAACTTCTTCTCTATCTTTAACT